ACCGCGCGGTGCGGGAGGCAGTGCCTGTGGTGGACGCCGCCGTTACCAAGCTGATCCGACTGTGCGGCGGCGTGGAGATTGTGTGTGCGGAGAAAAGAGCGCAGGAGGGACTGGACCGATTCCTGCGTACCGTTCCTACGGGCAGAGGCCAGCGGGGCATCCAGAGCTTTCTGGATTGCTATCTGGACTCCATGATTACCTGTGGACGGGGCATTGGTGAGATCGTTCCGGTGCGCGGTGGTAGGGATATTGCCGCGGTGCTCTGTGGAAATCCTGCCGATCTGGAGATCCGGGAGGGGGAGCACGCGCTGGATTTCACCCTCTGCATGAGAAAGAGGAACGGCACGATCGAGGAGTTGCCCCGACAGGATCTGCTCCTGTTTACTCCGTTCATGCCGGAGGTAGACGCTCCCTACGGAGTCTCCCTCCTGCGCTCCATGCCTTTTCTGACCAATATCCTGCTTCAGATCTTCCACGCCACCGGAAAAAACTGGGAGCGCATGGGCAACGTGCGCTTTGCCGTGGTGTGCAAGAACGATGGAAACGGGAATGCCCAGGAGCGGGTCAGCGCGGTGGCAAGACAGTGGAGTCAGGCCATGCAGGAGGGGAGAAACGGCGGCGTGAGAGACTTTGTGGCCGCCGGTGACGTGGAGATCCGAGCCATCGGTGCCGACAATCAGGTGCTGGACAGCGAGGTGCCCGTGCGTCAGATTCTGGAGCAGATGGTGGCTAAGACCGGCATCCCGCCCTTCCTGCTGGGCCTCTCCTGGTCTTCCACTGAGCGCATGAGTACCCAGCAGGCCGACATGATGACCAGCGAGATCACCGCCATTCGACGGTCTCTGGAGCCGGTTTTGGAGCGCATCTGCGAGCTGTGGCTGAGAATGCACGGCTTTGGAGTGGGCTTGAGTATCCAGTGGAGTGACATCAACCTGCAGGACATGCTGGAAGAAGCTCACGCACGGGTTTACCAGCAGCAGGCCCGAAGCCTGGAGCTGGACAACAATGCAAAAAACAAGGGGGAGTAAACAGGTGAGAGTGACCAAACAGGCACAAGCGGGCAGCGGCTTTGTTGTGGATGAGCAGGAACTGAAGCTCATCAACCGATGGAGCCGGAAGGAGCTGAGCGCAGATGAGATTTACGCCTTTGGCGTACGGCTGTGCGACAACGAGATCGACCGGGACGGTGAGCGATTCACCGAAAAGACGCTGGAAGAACTGGCGGAGCTTTTCGTGGGAAAGAGCGGCGTCTTCGACCACCAGTGGTCGGCAAAAGGTCAGGCGGCCCGTATCTATCGCACCGAACTGGTGCGCGAGGAAGGACAGATCACCGGCATGGGAGATGTGTCCTGCTACCTCAAGGGCTACGCCTACATGCTGCGTACCGAGGGAAACAAGGACCTCATCGCTGAGATTGAGGGCGGCATCAAGAAGGAAGTGTCTGTGGGCTGCGCTGTGGGCAGACGGGCTTGCTCCATCTGCGGCGGTGAGTCGGGCATCTGCGGCCATGAGGTCGGCGAGGTCTACGAGGGCAAACAGTGCTGCGTGGAACTTCTGGAAGCTAAGGATGCCTACGAGTGGTCGTTTGTGGCGGTGCCCGCCCAGCGAAAGGCGGGCGTGGTCAAGGGACTCTCCTGCGGTGAGGAGGAACTGGAGCGCCTGAAAAAGGAGGCCGCCATGGGGCGGCGCTATCTCACCTCCCTGCGCCAGGAGGTGGCCAGACTGGGTGGGATGACCCAGAAGGGGTTGGACGCAGCGGTGCTGCGCTCCGTTACCGCCAAACTGGATGAACATGAGCTGCTGGCTCTGAAAGGGGCCTTTGAGGAACAGATGCGGGAAATGTATCCTATGGAGCCGCAGCTGACCGACTCCGGAGACATGGAAGCTCCGGAGCGGGACAGAGCATTTTTGATTTGAGAAAGGGGAAGAAAGCATGAACATTTGTTTTGAGGGCATTGGCGAGGTCGCAGCCACCTTCTGTGTGGAGGATGGCGCTGAACTGATCGCCGGTCAGGCCGTCACTCTGGTGAGCGACGGTACCGTTGGTCTGGGTGCGGACGGCAACGCTCTGTGCGGTGTGGTGATCTGCGCTGAGGAGGACGGCTGCGCCGCCGTTCAGGTGGGCGGCATGGCTAAGGTCGGCTACACCGGCACCGCTCCCGCCATCGGTTGGAACACCCTTGCCGTGGACGGTACCGGCAAGGTCAAGACCGGCGAGAACGGCATGAACTGCATGGTGGTCTCGGTGGATGCCGAAGAGAACACCGCCGTCATCAAGCTTTAAAAGGGAGGAACATGACACATGGCTTATCATTTTGAAACTGTGAATCTGGAGAAGGGCATGTACAATGAGAGCGGCAAGTCCTTCACTCAGGTGCTGGAAAAGCTGGATCCCAGTGAGAATTACCGCGGCACCGCTCTGGAGGGTATGGATGCCTTCCAGCGTCAGCTCAAGCGCTTCGACATCAAGGTCAAGGGCAGCGGCAGCGACATGGTGGAGAAGTTCTTTTCTACCTCTCAGTCCGCTGTGCTCTTCCCTGAGTACATCGCCCGTGCCGTCAAGGTGGGTATGGAGGAGGCCAACATCCTCCCTGAGATCACTGCTACCGAGACCGTGATCGACGGTATGGACTACCGCTCCATCACCTCTGTGCCTGAGGATGAGAAGCAGCTCAAGCGCGTGAGCGAGGGCGCGGCCATCCCTCAGACCACCGTCAAGACCCGCGACAATCTGGTCAAGCTTCACAAGCGCGGCCGTATGCTGGTCGCCTCCTACGAGGCCATCCGCTTCCAGAAGCTGGATCTGTTCTCCGTTACCCTGCGTCAGATCGGCGCTCAGATCGGCCGCATGCATCTGCAGGATGCCATCAACGTCATTCTGAACGGTGACGGCAACAACAACCCCGCCCAGGTGATTAACGTTAAGAACTCCGGCACCCTGACCTATGACGATCTGCTGGAATTCTGGAGCAGCTTTGATCCCTATCAGCTCAACACCATGCTGGTCAGCGGCGACGTAATGCTCCAGCTCCTCAAACTGACCCAGATGCAGGACGCCAACGCCGGTCTGGATTTCCACGGCACCGGCAAGATCATCACCCCCATGGGCGCCAAGGCCCTGCGCTCCACTGCCATGCCCGCCGGCACCATCATCGGCTTGGACAAGAACTACGCGCTGGAGCTGGTCAAGGCCGGCGACGTGATGGTGGAATATGACAAGCTCATCGACCGCCAGCTGGAGCGCGCCACCATTACCACCATCTCCGGCTGCGCCAAGATTTTTGAGGAGGCCAGCCGCGTGCTGGCTGTCGGCTGAGATGCACGAGAAGATTCTTGAGTTTGCCAAAATGGCAGGCCAGGTGGAGGAGGGGGAGGAGGAACTCCTCGCTCTCCTCTGCCAGGTGGCAGAGCGGGAACTGACCGGCAAGCTGAAAAACGGCGTGAAACCGGAGGACTGCTCGGGCGCATTTGTTATTGCGGCGGCTTGGATCGCCCTCTCCCTGCTCTGCGTCAGCAGACAGGAGGACGGCGTAACCTCCTGGTCTGCGGGGGACGTGAGTGTGCAGAAGAAAGAGAGCGCAGGAGAGCAGGCCGCAGTCTACCGCGGTCAGGCGGAACGGCTGATGCAGCCCTACTGCGAGGATGACGGTTTCGCTTTTGTGGGAGTGAGAGGATGAAACAAAGCTTTCTGCGTCTGGTGCGAAAGTACGGCCGGGAGGTTGTCCTGTCGGAAAATGGAATTGACACCATCGGCATGGCTTTCGTACAGCCCATGAGAGACAAAGAGGAGAGGCTTCTTCCCACGCCGCTGGGGAGAAGGGAACAGGGACGGATGCTCTGCCTGAGTGAGCCGGGGCTGGCGCTGGAGAAGAGCGGGGAGGAGGCAAGACTCCTCTGTGCCGGAAAGGTCTACCGCATGGTCACGGCTCAGCCGGAATACTTCGGGGAGAATAAGCTGTTCTGCTGGGCCGTTTTGCTGCCCGATGATGAGGAGGTGCGCGGATGAAAGGACTGGAAGAACTCCGCAAGGAGCTGGCGGAGTATTTAAACCGTCAGAGTGTCCGCGCCATGACCGCCTGGGAGAGCGACCGAAGGGCCAAACGAGACGAGACCGTTGCGGTGGTCTCCATCAAAGCCTGCGAGGGAGGTCCGGCCGGATTTCAGGACTATCTGGGCGAGCGGCTGGACGAGAAATCCGGGAAGTGGGAGGAATGGTACGGCCGAAAGGCCGAAATTACCTTCGGCGTGGATATCTGGGCGCCCCGAAGCGGCGGCGAGGAGGCCTGCACCACCCACTTTTCCAAGGTTGCACAAGCCCTGACGCTGGGGGGACCGGAGGGCGTGCGCTTCCGGGAGATCTCCTGCGGAGAAACCGTGTTTGAAGAAAAAGAGGAGTTGTTCCGCTGCCCGGCTCGGGCGGTGGGGACGGTATTCCTCTTTGCCAAAGCGGATGAGAGCGGTATGTTTACCGACTTTATAGTGAAAGGAACGAGAACATGAGTGTAACAGTAACGACCCATGAGCGGCCCGGCGTGTATTCCGTCTATGACGCTTCCACCCTGGTACGCAGCAGCGGTGTGAAAAACGTCGCTCTGATTGCCAAGGCTGCAGCCGGAGACGGCACTGAGGCCCACGTGTGGTTCACCTATGCGCAGGCTGTGGAAAAGCTGGGCAGGGAGAGCGCGATGGCCGAACTGGTCCGCGTGCTTTTCCTCAACGGCGCAGCCGCGGTGTACGGTATCTGCGTGACCGACGACGGTCAGTATGCTGACGCCATTGAGACTGCCGGTAAGCTGGAGAATGTCGGCATTGTGGTGTGCGACAGCGAAGAGCTGGAAGTGCAGCAGGCGGTGCGTGACAGCGTGATGGAGGCCAGTGGCGTGCGCATGGAGCGCATTGCTGTTCTTCCCGGCGGCACTGGTGAGAATGCGGAGGCCCTGTGTGCCCGTGCCCAGACTCTGAACAGCGAGCGCGTGGTGCTGGTTGGTCCCGAGGCGGTTGGCCAGGACGGTACTGCTGCCGGCGGCGCCCTCTGTGCGGCCGCCGTGGCCGGCGCCATTGCCGGCGAGGGCGACCCTGCCGTGCCCCTGGGCGGCGCAATTCTGAAGGGCCTGAGCGGCTTGAATGTGCGTTGGTCTGAGAATGAGATCGACGCGCTGGTGCGTGGCGGTGTGACTCCTCTGGAGAGCATGAACGGTACCGTCAGCGTGGTGCGCGGTATCACCACCCGCACCAAGACCGGCGAGAATGCTGACGCCTCCTGGCGTGAACTCACCACGATTCTGATCGTGGACGAGGTCATTCCCGGCATCCGCAACGCTCTGCGCAGCCGCTTCCAGCGCGCCAAGAACACTCAGCAGAGCCGAAATGCCATTCGCTCTCAGGTGATCCTGGAGCTGGAGAGCCGCGTGAACAGAGAGATCATCACCGGCTATGAGAACGTGGCGGTGAGTGCGCTGGAGGGTGACCCCACCGTGTGTCTGGTGGAGTTTGCATTTACCGTGGCCCACGGGCTGAACCAGATTTGGATTTCTGCCCATATTACCATTTAAGCGACCGAGCCGTCGTGAGCAGCGGCACAGTGAGTCGCGCAGATCGAAAAACAGACGAAGCCGGGACGGCTGAGCGGCATTTTCGACGTAGCGGGGAACAGCGGCGCGTTGCGAACAGGTGAGGCGTGAAAAGAAAGGAGAATACATATGTCTGCAACAGGTTTTCCGACCAGCAGTGACATCTATCTGGAGATAGACGGCAAGAAAATTGCCGTGGTGCAGAGCTACAATGCAAAGGCCAGCCGGGGCAGCACCGCCGTGGAGGCCTTTGGCGAGAGCGAGCCTGTGGCTACCATTCAGGGCCAGCCCAATTATGAGATTGAGCTGAAGCGCCTGTATGCTACCGACGAGGCCATCGCCGACGGCATCGACTTCTACAGCCTGAACCATTTCATAATTGGGCTGGCCC